TGTATGATGCGCTGGATGTGAAGAACATTGACGCAATCCTGCCACCACCGCAGCCTCCGCAGCCTATGGACCCTGCAAGTGAGAATGCTGCTGCCATAAAGAATGCTGCGATACCAATTCAGGCGTTTCCGCAGCAGGATCATGAGGCACACATACTTGCACACGCGATGTTCCTGTCTTCGCCTGTATCTGGGGCAAATCCGCAGGCATTTTTGGTTCTTCTGTCACATGTTCAGGAACATGTGGGCATGTTGGCGAGGGATCAGGTTACTGCTTTCTTCCAAAACGCCATACAAGAGGCTATGGCACAGGGTGAGCCGCCAGCACAGATTGATCCGGCTACGGTTGAGTCTGCGATTGCACAGCAGGTTAGTGAAATCATGCAGCAGATCATGCCTATGGTTAAACCTGCCCAGCAGCAGGATCCGTTGGTAGCTATTCGCCAGCAGGAGCTTCAGAATTCTCAGATGGAGATACAGCGCAAGAGCATGAACGATCAGATGGACTTCCAGGTTGATCAGGCCAAGCTACAACAGGCTTATGAGTTGGCACAGCAGCGGCAGGACTTGCAGGAAGACATCGCTGGCGCACGTAATGACGTGAATATCTATCGCATCAATACACAGGCAGCATTGGCGAAGAACAAATGATACAAGCACTGATTGGCCCGATTAGCGGGCTTCTTGGCTCATGGATGGATTCAAAGACAGAAGAGCAGCGCGGTAAATCGGCTGTTGCCAAGGCCAAAGCAGAGGCTGAAGCGAAGGTAATGGTGTCAGCGGCCACGTCTACGGCTGACTGGGAGAAGCTGATGGCGAAAGGTAGTCAGTCATCTTGGAAAGACGAATGGCTGACAATCCTGTTTTCGATTCCGCTGATCCTGGCGTTTGCTGGAGAGTGGGGCAGGACGATAGTTGCCGAGGGCTTTGCTGCATTGCAGGTCATGCCGGACTGGTATCAGTATACGTTAGGCGTGATCGTAGCAGCCAGCTTTGGCGTGAGGTCGGCGACCAAGTTCTTTGGTAAGAAGTGAGATGATGATGTGGGACATGTGTAACCGGACCACAGGAGAGCAGGCGGAGAAGAATCGTGGCCGAAGTGACAATGGAAAGATTTCTGCGGTGGAAGATACTTCCCCGCTTGATGATGCTTATGATGTCAATATCCGCTTGGCGGGTAGTGGAGTGGTTTATGACATTGCCAGACCCAACTCCGTCACAAGCAGGACTGGTGAGTGTAGTCACGGGGGCCATGACCGGTGCATTTGCGGTCTGGCTGGGACATGAAAGAGAGAAGGAAAAGTAAATGGCACGACCACGTATCGGGCAGTTTGCAGGTGACCTTGGTATAGGTTATGGTAAAGCCAAGAATCTTGTTGAGGAGGGCCGACGGCGCAAGGATGGCGGTTCTCAGATATTGGAGAGTAACATGAACAAGATGCAGACGAAGGTGGACAAGGTAGCCAAAGGGCTGAAGAAAGCGTCGAAGACGCATGCAAGTCAGGCCGAGACGTTGGACTCCGTTGAGTTTCAGATGGGTGGTTCTAGCACCCTCTCGAGTATTCAAAACGAGGTTGATAAGATAAACAAGTCTTTCAGAGACGAGGCTGCGCGCGTAGGTCGTATGGCTGACATCGTGACGAAAGACACGGAAATCGATGTCGATAAAAAAGATAAGAAGAAAAACAAAGGCGAGAAGACTGACGCAAGAGGTGGAGTTCCTGGTCGTCCTACTGATCAGACATCGAAGCGTAAAAACTATGCTATGGGCGGAGTAGAAGCTGATATGCCGTCTCAAGCCCGTGGTGCGGGTGCTGCAATCAGAGGCACTAAGTTCTCAGGAGTGTACTAAGTGGCTACAACTTTCCGCACAGATCCCGTTACCGGACAAACAAGAATTAGCTCAGACAACATTGTCAGAGCTTCTGGTCAAACGGATGCAGAAAGAGATGCCCGTAGGGCGGCGGATTTTTCATACGAACCTCCGGCTCTTCGTGCCAGCGCAGAGAACGCGCTTAACGAAGCTCGATACAATGATTTTTTAAGAAACACTGGACGCTCAAACACGAACCCGTATGGTAACGACGGCATCATAACTCGTATGACGGGAGTTTCTCCGGATAAGATTAACTATACGAACAACCTCGGTGCGCGCGGTATCGAGTCAGTTAATCGCCTTGCTTATGATCAGTTTCTCAATCCCACAGACAATCGTGGTCAGGTTCGCGGCATGTTGCGAGAGGGGTCACTCACTCAATTCGGCCCTGTGTTTCGTAACCCTGACGCACAGCAAGAGAGTCCCGGTGGTCTTGGCTCATTGATGTCGTTCCTCCCTGGCGTTGGTTTAGTGAAAGCGTTGATAAGTGGACGTTCTGATCTTGCTGTACCAACACCTGGATTCTTCCCTGACTCCCCAGAGAGATACTCTGAACAAGAGAAAGCTTTCTTGGCTCCTTTGACAGAAATATCATCTCCGTTGAATCTACAGTCTGATACTCCTGTAGATAACACAATGCCGGCAACGGCTTTGCCAACCACCTCTGAGATTATTGATCAGACAAGCTACACTCCTTTTGGAGATGAAGTTGATGTTGATGCTAGGGATGATGTCCTGAATCAGATTTTAGACAATATAAGAAACACTTCGACACCAGATCTCAGACAACCAACGGCTAGTAGCATTCCTTCAGCAG